AGTATCCGACATCCACAGCCTTGTTCACAAGACACATACGGTCGTAAGTGGCCTCATGCTCGAATGTGTAGCCGTACTTCTTGCCGAACTCCATGACCTTCTCGATGATCTCGGGAGTAGCCCTCGGGATCTTGATCGAGTCAGTCTTGATGTGAGCTACGTCGAAGCCTTGCTCCTGGACGAAGTGCTTCAGATCCACCATAAACAGTGCACCACGCTTTGCGACAATGTTATCCATATTGCGGGGGTCCTTGAAGGGGTTGGAGAACTTTGCCGCAGTGAGACCGTACACCGAGTTGATGACGATCTTGAGAGCGAAGGCCAATGCCTCATAGTCAACCCCTTCGTCTAGGAAAGGTGCGAGTGCTCCATCCAGAAGTGATCGGGCTGTGGCGTCGTCATGGTGCTTGATTGCGACTCGGGCCTGCTTGATCTCGCTGAAACGCTTAGTGTATCGGTCTCCGAAGAGGTTGAGACACTCGATTGAAGTGGGATGCATTGACGCAATGTCGAGAAGAGCGACGTCGACGTAGATCCCTTCCTCGGCGTAGACATACCCGCCTTCGCCAACCTCCTCCCCGCGGTAGGTAGATTTGCCGTAAGCGAACTGATAGCCAGGGAATTGCTGACTGAGATCGGTGTAAACGAACTCATTCTGAGGATTCCTGTTCTTCCCAAAGATAATGTGCTGGGAGTGCTTGTTTGTTGTGTCGTTCGGGGTAAGCCCAGACAACTTGGCAAGCATAAGACGGGCCTGCCAGTCCGCATGAAGGTGGTCGAAGACCTCCTCAGTAGCGATAACGTCGTTATCGCAGTACTCAGCCACCTCTTCCCAGCGCTCCTCTGGGACATTTTCATCCCAAGGCAGCCCGAGCTCCTGGTGGTGGAGCCCAAGCTCGATCTCCCACTTCTTAAGGGACATCTTAGTCGCTGCGAAGTCGTATACATCGGCATACGAGAGGTTGTAAGCCTCAACAAATCCGGCAGTGACACTGTTCTTGATGATACGCTCACTCAGCTCGAACAACTTGGCGTTGTTGAAGCCGAGAGTGCGGGCATACAAGATATGGTTGTCATACTTCCGGCAGTTAAACCCTACGAGACGCATCTCGCAAAGGGCCTCGATCTCCTCAGGAGTGGGGTTGATCATCCGATGTACAACCGGATTACCTTTCACCTTCCAGTTCACGAGGAACAGGTTCGGAAATACCTCGCAGTCGAAGAACACCAGCTCACCAGTCGGGAATCCGACGACCTTATCATCAGGGTCCTCGTTGGTGAACGGCATCTCCATGACAACCTTGATGGCTGCCTCTGCCTGATGAGTCGAAGCCATAGCGAACGCTAGGATCCGAGGCTTCAGGTCCTTGACATCATACACCATCCCCTGTTCTTTGGCGTCACGGAGGATCTTGGCGATGAAATCGATGGACGGTTTGGTTGCTGGGTGGATCTCCTTCCGGAGGTTGCGTTCAATAAGCTTCCTGACCTTCTTCTCGTTGGCCATGGTGGTCTTGTTGATCACTTTGCGCTCCTTTAACGGTAACCCCTCGGAAATATGGGCCACCGGGATGTTGTTGCAGTGCGAGACCTTTCTCCTTAGAGAGGAGTCTCCTGTGAAGACCTTGATCTCAATGTCTTCGTCGTAGAGCCTCGCCAGTTCGGAAGGGTCTCCGTCGTAGATGTAGTGGAGGTGAACTCCATTTCCACCTTGACTGGTCTCGGCGTAGGTTGGGGGCCACTCGGAGGCAGCTTGAAGGTTTCGATTAAGATCCTTCCTACCCTCCTGCTTGATATCAAAGTCGATGACGATGTGGTTCTCAGGGACCTTGACATAGTGGACCTCACTTGTGTCGATGTCTTTGAGCTTAGTCTTGACATTCACCCATCGATACTGAGGGGTTCCTCCCGCGCTAGCGGACTGGGCTGGGCACTCGCCCAAGACTTCGTCAAGTAAGGATTCTTCGCAATCCAGCGCAAGCGAATACGGCTCCTCTGGAGCGGGTTCGAGTTCTGGAGCATCGAAGAGACTGGCTCGGAATCCGGTATAGACACTGCGTAGTCTATCATCCTCGGTCCGCATTCGAGAGTGGAACTCGTCGAAGTAATCCTTGAGTTCTTCCCGGAATATGTACCGACTCTTCGGATACGGGATATTACCCTCACTACAGTACTCCTTGTACAACTTATAGGCCATCGAGAGCGTGACCTGGTTCTCTCGCTTGAACTGAAGGTAGTTCTCCTCAACAAAGTTGTAGAGAACGTTGGTCCGAAGCATCATATCCTGAGGCTTATAGTTATCGTAGTAGTGCTTACCAAGACTACGGTACACCTCGAGACAGTGGTTTGCGATCTTACCGAGCTCATCACGAATCTTCGTCATAAGAGTCTGATATTCGCTGGGGTTGACTGTATCTCCGGTAGGGGAGATATCAATCAGCCTTCGGATCAACCCTGACTTGGAGTCAGTGATCTTAACCGGTTTATTAGTACCGATAAACAGTATCGCATCCACTCGCTTGGGATAGCGCTTGACACCTTTCTCATTGATGAGGATAGTCTCATGTGCTACGGCACTGTTAAGAAGCCCATTGGACTCAATCCGCGATAGATCCCCATCCTGGTCGATAGCCACGAGAGAACTCTTGGCTAGAGTAGAGGTTGAGAACTGATCGCTACGGGATCCAAGAGCGCCCGCATCGAATGTAGTTGTGTATCCTTGAAAGAGAGATTCAAGAATGTTGAGTACGGTAGACTTACCGGACCCCGGGGGGCCATATAGGACGGCAAACTTCTGTATCCTCTTAGAGTCTCCCGCCACAATCGACCCAATGAGCCACTCGAGCTTCTGGCGATCTGCTTCCGAATACAGAACACCAATAAGTCTATCCCAGGACTCCGGAGTACCTGACTCAAGGGAGTATGATAGTCTTGCGGTTGCGTAGTCTTCTTTTCGAGACTTTGTATCCGCAAATATGAGCTTCGAATTAAGCTCCTGACCATTGTCAGGAAGCCTAGACATCCAGGTCTGGAAAGTGGTCCAGAGTCCGGTGCTGTAGTTGGAGAGGGTCTTCACAACAGTTTCGAGCTGACCATTGTGCTTCTTCTGATAGTCGAAGAGGTCCTGATCCACCAACGTAGCGACGTCAAACTCGTCGGTGGACCAGAGACCCTTCTCCTCATTCCATATGGCTTGGAAGTCTCGCCCCTGGACAAGAATATCCCTCGACCTTCCGACGAGGAACTCGGGGTAGATTTCCACCTTTCCACTCTTGGTGGTTCGCTCGCAGATTCGGTAGAAATCCATGAGGCTCCTTACATATAGTTCTCGTTGACGTAGGCGTTCATCTGGGCCCAGATCTCCGCCTTACGCATGTCTCTTGCGCCATGCAGGGGGATAGCACGAAGAGGGAACATGGATCCGAGTCCCATCTTCGTGTACTCCCGTGCATTGATCCGCTCAAGAATGGAGTCGACTTCCTCCTCGCAGCGGGGGTTGAATAGTGCCTCATCTGTGTAGTTGTAGAGACCACAGTTCTTGACCATCTCCCAGAAGTACCACTCAAGGGAATATGGTGTATCGTCATCCTCGAGCATCATGTCCATACGCTCGGCCAAAGCGATGAACATCTCGAGCATCGAACACGTCTGTTCGTTCAGCCAAACATACGCAAGTCGATGCCGTCCTGTGCACGATTGACATCATTCCCGATCGTCACCCGGAATGGTGTCTGGTGCATGATCTCGAGTAGTTGCAAATATGACTGGTCGGGGGACTCAGCAAACCGAGTATCCCCCGTTCGATCTACAAGCCAGTCAAAATATGAGTTATCCGGTGCAGCCTCGATCATTACTCATCCTCGTAGGGCTCAACTCCGAGGACAGTGTGCTCATAGGAATCGTCGAGGAGAGTTACCTCGAAGTCCGCGTGGCGGCTCATGCTTCGGATGTAGATGATGGTGTCGGAAGCGGACACCCCGCTGATAATGTTGTCGAACCACTCAGTGTTCTGCATGGGGACTCCACGATTGTCCGCGAAGACGTCATCCTCCATGTAATACGTGAGTTCGACATGCTCCTGATGGCCCTTAGCCATATACTCCTCACGAGTAATCTGGTAGGCCTCGAAGTGCTGTCGATCGAGGGTTCGCTTCTGAACTACCTCTTGGTCGGAATCCTCCACAGGAGTCGGAGAGTAATCCACAATAGCTTCCGATACCACATGCTCAGGATCGGGTTCGCTACTCTCAGGATCAGCTCCTGCTCCCACCTCCGCTTTGTGCTTAGCTTCAGCAATCTCAGCCAGCTCCTTGTTGATCTCGATTGTTGCTTCTTGGAAGTCTCGCTCGAACTTGCGAGAGAGTGCGACATATACGCCCAGGCCGCCGGCGATAGCTCCGGCTCCGAAATATAGAACTCGTTCAAGCATATTCGCCTCAGATCTTGTCGTACATGACGCCATCGACGTTGAAGTCCAGCGCCCACTTCGTCACGAGACGACCGTTAGCGTCCTCGCCCTCGAAGAGACCGTCGTGGATGTTGAAGTCGACGAAGTTATCACCGTTACCCTTGACCCAACCAGTGATCGCACCAGCAGGAGTGTGGGGGAACCCGAGCATCTTGTAGACCTCGTTAAGGAAGATGTGCCCACGAGTCTGAAGAATATCGTTGGCGTACTGCTGCTGGCACTTCAGGTGAAGCGCAGACAGGTCCTCATCTGCAGACCAGTTGTGGTTGGTCTCGTCGAAGATGACACCGTAAGGAGAGGTGTCACCGTACTTGAGAACTGACTCAGTCGTCTCGCCGTCCACCACGAGCTCCTCAGTGGGGACAGAGATAGCCTCCAGGACAGCGTCCTTGCCGAACTTGGCCTCGACCTTCTTCTTGTAGGACTTGAAGGCCTGGTCAACAGCGGCGTAGGCAGCAGCCAGAGAGGCGTTCCGCTTGAGCATGATACCGTGACCGGTAGCCATAGCAGCGATCGAAGCGGCACCCAGAATCAGCGCAGGAGCATACAGCTTCCCGAGCTTGGTCGCCATTCGAGTGTACAGGACGACCTTGTCATGCGTGGCATCCTTGTCGGTGAGCTTACCCTCCTCCTGTGCCTCATGGACCTTGACGAGAAGAGAAGCCTCCTCAGCCACAGTCTCCTCAAGCTTGAGGGTGGCCTTAGAAGCGAGAACGGTAGTCCCGATGAAGCCAGCGGTGCCAGCGACAGTCAGGATGGTCGGAGCGTGCTTGCTGATCACCAGAGAGGTCCGACCGATGATACGGGTTGCGAAGGAGAGATTCACTTGATCCTACCAGCTTTCTTGAGTCGAAGATAGATTGCGATTGCCTGGTCGTCTTCCATGCGCTCAACGCGCCGACGCCATTTGTCTGAGTATGGATATGCGGCGATCAGTGCAAGCCGCGTCTGTTGAGGTGTCATCGTGATGTAACGTGATCAGGTTTGGGAAGCTGAAGCATATAGCCATGCCTTGAGCGGATTACCGACATGTTCCGGGCCGAAGTCCAGCCCCAGTTCTCATCGGTATACTCGGTCGTGATACCACAGAGGTCGTACAGGTCTGCCACGGTGGCGAGACCATATTCGTCGACCAGGTCTGCAAGGCGGTCGAGAACGAGGTACGCTTCATCCCGCGACTCGAGCTCGATGTCTGAGAAATCGTGGTAGCGGCGATTTCGTGAAGATGCATCTCTGCGGTTGCCTGGAGCTGAGCCCGGACGAGAGTAGGAGCCGTAGGAGACTCGCGTCCCACCCGAACTAGAGCCGCGTCGAGGAGAGCTCTCTCCAAAGAGCATACGTTCGATACCCTGAGAAACCATGTCAGAGATGAGGTTCTTGAATGCCGGGATTGCAACATCGTAAACAAGATACTCTCCGACATTGTGAATGTCCTCTCCAACGAATGCGGATACGGCCTTGGTAGCGAAACCTTGCTTCTTCTTGGTGACAGGCGAGGAAGTGACCTGCTCTACCTTCTTACGCTCCTTGAGTTTGGAGTTCGAAGGAAGCTCAGGTCGGATTGGGGCATTTGCCATTGTGTGTCCTTTCGAGTTTTGAGGGGGCCCAGATTGCTCCAGGCCCCCTCGAGAATATGATCAGCCGATCTGCTCAGTGATCTCCTTGTACTTCGGGTCATCCTTGAGAGAGTCGAGCAGCTTGGTCGGGAGAATACCCTCCATGAGCTCCTTGGCGAACTTCGGGTCAGAGGCGATCTTGTCGAAGAGGACCTCATAGACAGGTCCGTCGATGAAGTTCTTCGTAATCAGATCGGACTTGACGAAGCGCTCGCCCTGTCGCTCGCCATAGGCCTTACCGATGATGTTGTCGGTGAACTCGACAATCTGGAAGAGGTTCTCGTCCGCCTGAGCATTGGTGATGTACTCCTGGAATGCGTTGACTCCGTTGTACTCCTTGGCGAGCTCAAATACCTCTCGACGAGAAAGGTTGAAGTAGAGGGTGTGAGTGGTAACCTCGTCGTCGAAGAAGGACTTGGCGCGAACGGTGGTCTTGAACATGAGTATCCTTTCAAAAGCCTATATCCCAGGTCGGGATATAGGTGGTTCACTTGGTGGTGGGTTCGGTCTTCTCAGAGTCGTCCTTGGAGCTGGAAACGATGTTGTTTCCGGCGAGCCAAATGGACTGGTTCTGGGTGTAGGGCAGAATGAACATGATTGGTCCTTTCAAGTGGTGGTTCATTATACCCGTAGTTTGTTACGCGATCTTGAAGTAGTTCTCCTTCGGCGCAACAAGAAAGTCTACTGTCAGAACAGGGTTTCCCTTTGGATCGAGCTGTGATCCAAACTCGACACTGAGGGAGTTGGGCTCAGACCATCCGACGAGCTCTCCAGCGGCGACTGGAGGGAGTCCGAGTCCGGTATAGAACTCATTGAGAGATGCATAGCAGTCAGTGTTGAGCTGTCCGTTGATGTTGTTCTCAACTCGGCGGATCGTCTCAATGTCAGATCGGAAGTACCGACCGGAGAAGACATCGTAGCAGAGCACATCCCCTGAGGCGGCCACGAGAACAGTGCCGGATACAGGTTCTCCAGCATCCTCGAGAGCCTTCTCTGCAACGCGAGTCTTAATCTTCTCTCGGTCCTTCGGCTTAACCACTTCCGCCACAGCGTCACGATACCTCGCAAACGCCTTCTCGCTACCTGCGTAAGCAAGTGCGAACGCCGCACCTCGAGCGTATTGGACACGGTTAGCTGCGACGATAGCCACCAGTGTCGATACCCCTGCGATAGCAGCGGGAATGTAGCAGCGGTACGAGATAGTAAACTTCTCTTTCCAATCAAGGTCCTCGGGCGAGCGGAGGTTCTCCCGACAATAATCTGCCGTCCTCTCAATTGCGAGCGTGGTCCCACGCGCCGTGAGTACGGCAGTGGTGACGGTCCCGATACATGCCGCAGCGGTGAGGATAGCAGGTGCGTTTTTCTTGAGTAGCTCCGTACCTGTAGTGACATTCACTTGTACTCCTTTCGATCAACCCTCTTGAGCTTCGGGTCGAGTTTGTAGTTGTCTCGGTTGTTCAGGCAGCTGAGGATATAGCTCGGTTCAAACTCCCACATACCGTTCTCCTGAGGGAACTTGCGGAAGTCGATCGAGTCTGCGGCCATGCGACGAAGATACTCGCGTCGGTCGTCGCCTCTCTGGTAGGACCGTGCCTCAACGGTAGGTCCATCTGCACCAAGGTAGAGGATCTTCAGTCCGTCCCCAACCACGATATCAGAGTGTCGACTGAGGAGCTCGAGTGTGCCTCCGACTGTGAGAATGACAACTCGATTAGGCCGGTCGTTCCGTCGGGAAATCTCATCACGCGGAACTCCGTATCGCCAGCCTCGGAAGACCTCACAACAGATAAGATCTCCTCGTCGTTCCCACTCTCCAAAGGCACTATCCTTGAGGAAGTAGTAGGTAGAAGAGTCCTCTCCCATACGTCGAGGGCGTGTGGTGGCAGTTCGTACAGCGTGGTATCCATCATTCTGAACCATTTTCTGTTGAAGGGTTGTCTTGCCTGAGCAGCTTGGACCGAGTAGTACGGTCAGCATTGTGTGTCCTTTCTATCAGACAAAAAGCCTATATCCCAGGTCGGGATATAGGTGGTGTTTACCAGCGGGCAGAACGGATGCGGCGGTTCATGTGACGCTGCTGCATATTCAGAACGTGCTTCATCCGGGTATTAGCCCCGCGTCCAATAAAGCAGGAGGCGAGGATAATACCCATGATGAGGAGGGAGTTCCGAATAACAGAAACGGTGAAACGGATGAGCATTGGAGGTTCCTTTCGTAGGGTCTTCAATATACTCATGGTTTCTGTCGCGGAAAGCCTATAGCCCTGGTTAGGGGCTATAGGTGAGAGTCAGTCGTCGGAGTCGGACTCGGCAGAGTCGATCTCATCGAGGTCATCGTGCTCGAGTTCCTCTGAGTCCTCGATCTCCGGTACCGAGCGCACAGCCATGAGGGTCAGAGCGGTGCCTGCTGCAATAACAGCGGCTCCGGCAATGATCTTCTTAGCATTGCGCTTGATAGCGGGAACGAGAGCGTCCTTGTTGAACTTGAACTCGATGACGGGCTCGGTGGTCTCGACGTTCTTGTCGTTGGTGTCCATGGTGGTTCCTTTCGAGTAGAGGGGTCTCATATAAGGGTCAGTTTTTCTCGCGGATCTCTGCCTGAAGCGCCTTGATCTCGAGAACAGACTTCACCTGAGCCTTGACGAGCATATCAACACTGGTCTTGAGTTGGTCTCGCTCGTGGTCAGCCTTGGCGAGGAGAACGATAAGGCCGATCAGTGCGAGACCGTAGGCAATGGCGATAGCGGTGATAGCAGGTGCGAACATGTGTATTCCTTTCGAAAAGCCTATATCCCAGGTTGGGATATAGGAGTGGTGGTCAAAGTCACTTGGAGAAGCACTTCAGAGCGAGTCGCTCGAACTCTTCCATAGTATCAGTGTCTTTCAGGGCGTCGTTCTCTTTCTTGAGTCGAAGCGAAAGCTGGCGGTATTTTTCAGCTTTAAACTTCTGCTCTTCGTGAGCAACGGCGAACCAGATAGCCATAATAGTGGTCAGAGCGAGGGCGATGTATAGCATTGGTGGTTCCTTTCGTAGGTCTTCAATATACACACAGATTCCCTCGCGGAAAGCCTATACCCCTTGGTAGGGGTACGGCTTCGTATCAGAATGAGATACGGTTCTTGAGTTCCTGAATCTTGCGGGCTTGGGCCTGATTCGTCTCGATGAGCTCCTCGATCATCTCCTGATTCTTGAAGTTTGCTTCCTTGTAGTCTTCAATCTCTTTCCAGAGACCAACAGCAAGAACAAGGCTCTTCCCGTCGTTACGGGAGACCTTATTCCTGTACTGGTTCTTAAGAGAGTTCAGTCGGAAGTTCACAGCGAGTGAAATCAGAAGGGCGATAGAGAGGGCGATGGTGACGATAGTCATGATGTGTCCTTTCAAAAGCAGGGTCTTCAATATACTCAGAGTTTTTCTCGCGCAAAAAAAATAAAAGCCTAGATCCCATGGCGGGATCTTTGGCTGAGAGTTTAGTAGGGATCAGATTTCACGGGTCTTCTTGCCGAACACGTCGCCAATCAGCAGCAGGGTGCCGAGGATGACGAAGGGGAGGGCAATGAGAGCAGCGAGGGTGAACATTGTGGTTCCTTTCTAGGGTCTTCAATATACACCGTGTTAATTTTGCGACAGATGTTACTAATGTGACTAAAAGCTAAACGCCGGGAAAATTTGGCGTTTAGCTTTTGAACTCACAGATAGAGTCGGTCGTACTCAGCAGAGCTCAGTCCGGTAGCAGCAAGCTCCTCAGCGTAGTCGAGGGCGGCCTGGGTAGCAGCGGGGGAGAGGTTCATGAGAGTATCCTTTCTAGGTCAGGGTTTCAATATAGACCCCGTTTTTCTCGCGTTGGCAAAAAAAAGATAAGCCCAGCCCCCCATGCGAATTGCACAGGGGGCCAGGCGGATCTCAGAAGGGTTTGACCTTCATGATAAGGCCGAATGCCTTAGAGGAGACCACTGCAAGTCTCTCGTATTGCAGAACTGCTACGATTCCCAGAATCGAGGTAGCCGCACCGAGCATTGCGTCGGGGCTGAGCTTCTTGCTCTCGCCAAGGGCTTTGGCTTTAGCAAGGGTTTCAACATTGCGAGCAATGGTGGTGTAGTCCTCGGATGAGGGGTCGTGAAGTTCCGCTTCCTTGAGAGCGGCTTCAATGGTTTCCTGGATCGGGTCGGTCTTCATAAGTGTCTCCTTTCTAGGGTTCAATATAATGCAGGTTTTTCTCGCTTAGACCTGCTTGACATCCATCGTGACCTTACCATTCCGGAGCATCTCGGCAACCGGCTGATCAAAGGCAGCATGAATGTCCTGGTTCTCCGAGACATGGAGGGTTCCAGAGACGTTGTTCCCAGTGTACTTGGCGGAGGAGACACCCAGCAGAACACCCAGGAAGGTGTCGATCGCGGCAATGGTGCCCGCAACCTCAGTCGGGTTAGGAAGGTTCCACAGGGCAGCCAGGGTCAGGTAGAGCGCAGAGGTAGCCGGAAGGGCAACCAGAGCGACCCACTTGAGGATGTCATAGGACTTGTTCTGCAACTTATTCTCCTTGAGGTGCTTAGCCATCGTATTTACTTCTTCTCGTGGGTGTACGGGATGAGGGGACCACCGGGAGTCGCTTGACTTCCTCGACAATCCTTTCGGCGAGGCCATTACCACCGAACTCGGCGTAAGGCTCGTAGAGGTACTTCATAAAGTCCTCATACTCGTCGAGAGTTAGTGACCCCCGGTGGATGTATGTCTTTCCAACATACACTATTCGGTCATGCGCCATACCCAGCAACAATCGCGTATTTGCAGATCTGCGCTCTTGACGCTTCTGCAAGTATACCCAGAACCCGGAGGATCCGAATACAGACAGGACAACCGCGATTAGGATGTCCAGCGCTGGATTGAAGCCGAAGTGCTGCATCATTTCCTTACGAAGTGATTACCACATAAGGACGCACGCCGTAGCTGTACGTCACCGGTGCGGCATTGACGATACCAGTGGAGTCCAGGAAGAACGCGCTCGAGGCGTTAGCGATATCCTGGAGCCAGATTGCCTCCTTGGCGGAGGTGATGTACTGCGGGTTCAGTCGGAACATAGGAAGCTGACCCTGTGCTGCGACAGAGAAGTCATACCTACGCTGAGTGTAGGACTGTGCATATGACTGAACCGGCTGACCAAACAGCATACGCTCCGTGAGCAGAGCTGCCTGAGAGGTCCCCTCCCAAGCCCACGAGGTAACCAGACCATCCTCAGCCCCATTCGAGACACGGTGCCACGGTGAGTTCAGGTTTGAGCCGAACATAGCCCTGAGTCGGTCGATAGTACTCGAGATGGCGGGGGCCTTCTTAAACAGAAGCGAACCCATGTAACCGTCAGAGGTAGAACCAGTGCCCCAAGGCGCCTTGACAAGTGAAGTGTCCGGGATGAGGATCATGTGGGGACGGTCCCAGGCGCTCGGGCCAATGTTTCGCCAGTAATCAAACCCGGCCACACGCCACTGGACGCCCCAAATAGTCCAGTAATCTCCAACGTAGATACCCTTAAACGTACCGTTTCGAATGGCTGCCTGCTGATCCGTCGACAGAGTCGTCCCAAGGTGATCGCCACGCCAAATCGAGTTGTGGATACCAGCGTTACCCTGGTCCAGCATCTCATAGATGGTGTTGCGGTTACTCATCTTGGCGTTGATATTGTTGATATCCCCGACCCAAGAATTCAGAGCCCTAACCGTCCGCTCAAGCTTGTCCTTGGTGGAGGTCATATCGGTCTTGAGGTTGGCGATATCAACATTAACGTTTCCGCCAGCAGCCTTATTCAAGGCGTCTCGAACGGAGGCAAACCAGGTGTCGAACTTCGACTGAAGCTGGTTCTGAAGCCCGTCGACATTTACCGTCATATTCGGCCCAGAGACCCAAGGGCAGGTGGATGTTCCTGCCAGGTTGGTGATCTCAGCGTTGGAGATGCTTGTGGCACCACCATACACATCGACCATAGCGATCGGTAAATAGCTATAGCCGGACCAGGACGGAATCTGTGGAGGCTTTACCTGTGGCCCCTTAGGTGCGGGAGTCCCAGGGAGAGTGACAACTGACCCAGCTCGAGCACTGGCGTTGTTGTTGACCAGAAGGCAGATATAGTCCTTACGGTCATAACTTGGGTGAGCTGGAGAGATGGTTACAGTCTCGAAGCTGGTGAGCTCGATGTACTTACTCCCAACCCAAGCTTTACCAGTGTCGATTCGGACCGACATACCGCTTCGGTTCGAGGTGCAGAGGAACTGGTTCCCCACGTTGGCGAATACGCCCTGCTGGATAACCCCGTTGAGAAGTTTTCCAAAGTCTTCGGCGTCATACTTTCGGTCGCCGTTTACCGAGTTATAGAACCCGGATACAATTGCCATTACCTGCTCCTAATCGCTCGGTATACGGATTCACTGTTGCGCTCGACACTGACCCTACTACCTTCACCAGTCCACTTCTCAGCATAACCAGTGAACGAGGGCTGAAGTGTGTAGCCAGAAGAGTCCCAGGACTCGGTTACCTCGGTAAGTTGGAGATCGATACGCCTCTGCTCAGCATATTTCTCCCAGTTGATGGTTCCATCAGGCATGCGCATTTGCTGTCGAAGGTTGATACCTGGGTCCGGAATATAACGGACTACATCTCCGACGAACAAATCCTGTCGATACTTGATATTAGCACCAAAACTGTCAAGCTTAGCGCTGTACTGCATGACAGGAGTGTACTCGCCAGCCTTATCCGCTGCTACATAGATGGGGTAGTAGGGGTTGGAGTAGTCATAGGCGTTCTTCTTGTGAACGTCCCGAGCATCCTTCTTCGAGTCCTTATCATTCGGGTCGAGAACCTTGTGGTCTGCAGTGTTGTTCCACAAGACCTCTCGCCTAAGCATTGGGATCTCGTTACGAACCTCGAGAACGTTAGTCCTAGACTTACCATTTTGAGGTTTCTTTGGATCAACCTCGTAGTGCTCGTACACCTCGATGATGTTCGAGTACTTCTTCCGGTTAGACCACACATACTCAAAGTCGGTGAAGTCATCGTCCGACGGTGAGAGCACGATCGGCTCCACAAGGAACGGTGCCTCAAAGTCGACCCAGAACCCACCGTTCCTCATCCGGATACGGTAGAACATGGAGAAGCCATTCGGCTTAGTCATATCCAGGAATCGACGAACATGCTTCACGATATGATCACGATCGAGAGTCAGTCCGACAGTCTCGTCCCAGTCACTATCGAAGTCAGCCATGTTAACTCGAACCCAAGAGTTTACATCAAGCTCTCGATGGACGTTAAAACCTGGGATACGACGTCTAGCGGAAGCTCCCGATCCGAAATTGTTGTGGAGAATTGTCTCAAGGTACAGCTGAGTCTCAAGCCATCGAGAATCCGGGATCTGAAGAGGAATCTTGTCCTCGTTAATTCGCCACTCGAGCATAGACTCAAGACTGCGACCTGAGTACTCCTGAAGATACTTACCAGACGGTAACTGATGAGCGTGAATGTCCTCACAAATCATCACGAAGTCCGAGTCATCACGCATCCACATAGAATATGTACCAAACTGAGGCTCGATTGTATCGGATACAATCTTCAGCTTGAAGTCGCCATAGTCATGTGATCGCTCAGACCAAGACAGAGAGTCAAAATCCTCAATCTCGACCCAAGGTTGCATGTTCTCATTCGGAGTAAACCGAGGGCCGCCATTGAGGTTACCACTTGAGAATAGACGCATCAGATACCCCTATACTGCGGCTCGTACTCTAGAGTCATCTCAACAATCTCACCAGTGGCGGTGTATCCGAACGCCGTCTGGTACTCGATAGCGAAGTCGTTAATACCCGGATAGACATACATCCAGGTACTGTCCCAAGACTGCACACCATATGCCGCAGAATATAGATTCTGGGAGTTGATGTGAGTGATAGAACGACGCCCGTCTCGAGAGTCGATGATGAGTCGCTCTGTGGCGTAGAATGGCTGAGGCTTGGAGAAGCGCATCTGCTCATTCGCCGCGTTGTTCATGATACGGAGGTTCTTCACATCGCCATTAAATGTGAGTGTGATAAGAGCCCCTGTCTTGATGTCTCCCAGATTGGTAATTCGCTTAGAGCGCCCCCAACCAATATTACCGAATACAATGTCCGGCGGAGGAGCATCCGAATGAAAGGGGAACTCGAATAGAGGCTCCTCGGCGGTCCGACCAGAGACAATCTCTCGAACCGAGGAAAGCGCTGACCAATAGGGCGATAGAGAAATCAGTGATATGTTCATCTCAACCTGTTCGGCGAAGATGTCAGTATCACACGCCTCGACATAGAACCGAGCTTTAACCCTGCGACGATCGGTCTCTACCTCAAGTGTAAGCTCGCCGCCAACGATGAAGTAGTTGTAGATCTTCTGTCGAATACGCTCAATGTCGTCCCCAAAGGGGACCAGAGTCATCGTGACATTACGCCTCGTGAGCCTGGCCCCCTTCAGGTAAGACCGGTTACCCACACCCATGTATTCCATCGAGATCTCGCCCTTGGTCGGACCAAGACCATCGATATCCTTAATCACGACCTCCTGTGCCCAGGGGTCAGTGAGCGAAAGTGTCATTCGATCATACCCATCTGGGTCGATCGTGATTGATCGAATCATGCGTTGAGTAGCCTCCTTGCTCTTGCGAGCTGGTTGTGTGTCTGCCGGTAGATCTCGGCCTCGCTGAGTGCCTCCGGAGAGTAGTTGTTCTGGTTGAACGTGATCTGGGTCGGACTCTGGTCCGTGGTGACACTAGTGTCCTCCAGCTGAACCTTCGGTCTGGCACCATTGGCCAATCCTGCCGAGATACCAAGACTTCCACCGATTCCGCCAAGAGCTTGAGCCTGTTTGGTAAGCTCCTCAAGGTTGAGAACCGGCGCAATCTCGGGACGGAAAGCGGGGTCATCCTCGAACATGTCGTTGATCTTGTCGAGGGGTTCCTTCATGGCGTCGTAGGCTCCCTGACCGAGGCTCTTACCGGCATCACCGATAGTCTCCTCTTTGTCCTTGAGCCCCAGGATCATACCATCACCAACGTAGTGAGCTAGCTGCCGCATCAGTCGAGAAGGTGAGTGAATTCCGAAGAACTCTTTCATCTTGTCGTAACCATTGCTGGCCGCATTAACCAGACTCTCACCAATCTTCCAAGCCTTGTCGGCTAGACCGAAGGTAACACCGTCGATGATAGCCCAAGCAATATCGAGACCAGCTTGGCGGATCCTTGCGTTGTACTTCCTAATGGTATTAGCGATACCCTCAAGGAATGTCAGGATCAGATTGCCTGCCGCATCTAGGATCCTCGGAAGCTGCTCGGAGATACCGTTCAGGAAGTTGACAATCAGGTCAGCGCCAGCCCTAATGATGGCTGGGAGACCGTCAGCAATACCCTGAAGGAACTTCGCAATGATGTTCGCAGCCTTGTTACCAAACTCATAAGCATGGTTATCAAGCTCAGTAAGGAGTGCTGAGATCAGAGTGAAGAGTGCTGCAACCACCAAAGGCGTGTTAATGATAATCGCTTCAATAATAGCCTGTAGGATGTTCGAGAAGGCCGTAACCAACTCTGGGGTCCTGGCTGCGATTGTTACGATGAAGTTCATCAACGCATTGGCTAGGTCGGTAGCCAGTTGCGGGAGCAAAGCACTAAGCATTTTGATTCCCTCAGCAAGAACTAGGAATGCTGCCGAACCAGTGGTAGCCAGGATACCCAGCATTACTGCGAAGGCTGCCATACCGATCGAAATCGGAATGAGAGCAATACCAAGTGCTAGTAGCGCAACAGTAAGCAGGATGATACCTGGTGCAACCATCTGTGCGACGAATGCCGCCGCAAGGAAGATGGCGAATCCGGCAGCCATAGCCACGAGACCAACAGCAAGACCAGCCCAAGAGATGCTCGAGAGGGTCTGCATTGCATTTGCGAATGGTACCAGAGCCACAGCCATAATACCAAGTGCAACTGCACCACCGATTGAGTTGCTAGCAACCAGCATAGCAACACATAGAATCGTCAGTCCGGCAGCAAGCGCCACCATACCCTGTACGAGCTTACCGAGAGGCATGTCGCCGAATATCGATACTACTCCAACTAGAATCAGCAATGCAACAGACATTGCGAGAATCGGAGCAGCACCAATACCAGCACCTCGAGCAGCAATAGTCATAGCTACAACGAGCGCAGCAATAACCACTCCAAGAGCCAGAACGCCCTGGACCAGCTTACCGGTATCCATAGATCCAAGAAGCCAGATAGCACTTACAAGGATCGTGCAGGAAATTGCCAGAGAAAGCAGTACTCCGGCGCCGCTAGCCATGTTCGGGTTCTTTGTAACGACGAACATGAACCCGGCAAGTGCAGCAATGATCACTCCCAGACCAATAATACCCTGAAGAGCGACCGCCATGGGTAGCGAACCAAGAATAGCAACTGCTGTTGCTAGAATCACCATAGAAACAGCCAGAGACATGAAGACCCGGCCGCCCTCTGGGGCATTCTTGTTAGCGCTGATGGAGTAAAGCATACCGGTGAGGTAGGCAATAAGTACACCAAGAGTGATAACCCCCTGCAGAGCTGCTTCTGGCTTCATCTTGCCCATGATGGAGATAGCAGAAGCGAGAAGGATCATGGTTACACCAAGAGAGACCAGAACTGGAGTTAGCTTCCAGATCCCATCGGTGTTGACATCATCCAAGGCCTTCATAGCGTCTGTCAACAGATAGACAACCACACCAAGAGCACCGATACTCTGCATAAGCTTGGGGAATGGTACTAGAGCCATCACCACAAGTGCCGCAGCCAGAAGTAGCAGTGCAATTGCGATCTTCTGCAGAGCCTCGGTCTTGATCTTGGTCTCGAAGGCACTAAGGACATCCCCAAGCTTATCGAATGTCTCGCCAATCTTGTCGGCGAGGTTTCCGATCTTGTCGAAGTTGTCTTTGAATGACTTGATCCAAGTGGTGATAGCATACAGGACACCACCACCCATAGCGGTCACCAGAATCTTACCCATGTCGTAAGACTTCAGATTCTCGTTAGCCTTACCGAGCGCTTCACCGATAGAACCAAAGGCCTTCGAGGCTCCCTGCTTAATGGCAGGGCCAAGCGTCTGAGTAAAGAAGTTCTTGAACTCGATCAGCTTCTGCTTCACCGTCTCGAAGAGCTCGGGAAGATGGAGCGTGTTGGCCATACGCTTGATATCGTCTAACCATTTTGACAGGAAATTCTGTTTTGCGGCATTGCCTGCCTGAGCAGCAGCCGTAGCCGTCTTGTTTCCCATATCGGAGATAGCGCCTCCGACTTCAGTTGCCTTGCTCTTGACATCGGACTGACCATTGATCCAGTCCTGGAAGGAGTGCGCCAGATCAGAGACCTTATCTCCAACCTTAGCCATTCCGTTTCCGAACTTGTCCCAGATGGCGGAGTTCTTAATCTTGTCGAACAGAGCAGAGATAGCGGCTCCGAGCTCATTAAGCTTGTTAGCGAGCCACTCGGCCTTACCCGAGATGTCGAGCTTAAGCGCAAACTTCTCGAGGAGGACCATAACCGCCTCAAGGATACCCTGGAATCCAGTCATCCCATTAACATTAAATCCTGCGAAGAAGTTGGATACAGCAGCCTTGGTGGAGGCCAGCTTAGCGCCAAGTTTAGCTCCGACCTTATCGCCGAAGTCCTGAATTGAAGCCTTTACTCCGGAGAATGCCTCTTTGACCTTCTCGATACCTGCAGCAAATGTCTGAAACACAGGAGACGCCTTGAGGGCGGTCATGATTGTTCCTAGCGCTCCTGAGAGCCCACCAACTGCATCGGAAGCTGCTTTAACCCGGCCACCGATATCGAGCCACTTGAAGAATGACTGAAGTCCACCGACAATCCAACGGATAACCGTACCGAGAAGGTTGATCGGAGGAACCAGGATCTTAAGAGCGATACCCGATAGGTTTAGTTTCTGGATCAGGTTCGAGAGCCATACAACAAAGTCACCGATGGTAGCAGTTACAGCAAGAATACCACCACTGGTACCAGTAATCGCCGGGTATAGGGCGTTCAGGATGGCCATAGCCACGTAGAAGACCGTCTTACCGAGTTCGATGAACGGGTACAGAACGATCTTCACTGCAGCAAAGAGTCCAGCAAAGGTTCGCTGGATCTTGTTAGCGGTGTTCTCAGTCACAGATAAATATGACATGAGTACGCCGAAGTGGAAAGTTAGCCTTGTAATGAGTACAGCGGTATTACCACCGAATACCGAGTTGAAGGCCTTACCAATCGAGCTCAGAACCTGCCAGATATTCTCGAATGCGAAACCGAGAGCTCGAATCAGGGCCTCTCGACCGCCAAACGATCGCCACAGCTGGAGGGTGTTATTTCGAGCGTCACTCATCTTGTTGATGAGGTCGCCAACCCAGTTACCAACCGAGGTGAATAGACTTTGAGCCTCACCAAAGTCACCAAAGATCAGCTGCCAGGTCTTAGACCAACCCGAGCCAAGAGCCTCACCCCAGGTACCAATCATCTGAGTAAAAGTTCGAATCTGGGTAGCGGAGTCAAGCCCGGCCTGAGCCAGCTTCTTCATCTGAGCAGCCTGCTCCTCAGAATAGCCCATCTGCTTGAGCTGCTCCTCAGAGAGGTCTCCCGTCATGGCCTTCAGGGTCTCGGTCATGATCTCAGCGGAGAGCCAACCCTCCTGAAGGGAGAGTCGGAAGCTGCCGTTCTTGGCAATCATCTCATCGACTGCAACGCCGTGCATCCTGGCGGTGGTCATGATGGCTTCCTGGAACTGCTTACCGCCAATTCCAGCATTCTCGATGGACATCCAGTCCTGGAGCTTCACAACACCAGAGCTCATAGCCTGAGCAAGCTGCCGAGTAGCCCCCGCAGCCTGCTGAGCATTAGCACCAGAGAGAGCCGCCATGTTGGAGAAACCCTTAACAGCGGCAGTAGCATCCTCTAGACCAACACCGGCAACCGTGAAAGTACCGATTGAGTTGGTCATCTCGGTGAAGTTGTAGATGGTCTTGTCAGCGTAGCTGTTCAACTCATCAAGTGCCGCGTTAACCTGGGTCAAAGTGGTACCATTTTGAGCCGTGTTGGCAAGAATGGTCTGGACCGAGTTGATCTGAGTCTCGTACTCGGCGAAACCGTCTTTCATGACCTGGAAGAATCCAGTCACGATCTTAGAGCCGGCTGCAACTGCTGCTCCAGCAATTCCACCGAATGCAGCGATGCCTAGACCCTGCGAGACGGTCAGATTTCGGCCAACCTCGAGGGCTTTGTTGGCTAGATCACCGAAAGTCGTATTTCTCGCAATCTCGGAGATGCGAGAAAGCCCGCTTGCTGAGCTCCCAACGCTCCCAAGCGAGTTCTTAAGCTTGTCCATGCTCGCCGCGGACTCTTGAATGGCGCTGACGAACTGTTTGTTATTGAGTTTGAGCGAGACTACTCGCTCGTCAATGGTTGCCACTACCTAGTGACCTCCTTCCAGGCCTTCTGTGCGATCTTATCGAAGACCGGCCTGATTGCCGGATTGATGTAGTCTCGCCCGGCGACGTATCCGCCATTCCGGGTGCCGTGACCGTATTGCAGAATCACGGCAATATTAACGCCTTTGTTGACATGGGCGTTAGTCCATATGATTTTCCAGCTGTTTCCAGTTCGAGTTACCTCGTAATTCCAGGCAGCAGCAGTCTCGCCCGACGAGGAGGGAGTGGAACGACGTAATGCCTCCACCCCCTCCTTGCCGAACTGGTTCATGATCAGTGCGAGATCCAGTTTGAGCATGCGAGCCATCCAGTTCTTGGTTGGGCGCCAATCGCCCTGGCTCTCGATTGTGATCATGTTTCTCCTAGCCGATGATGACGAAACTCATGCTTGCACCACGAGCATCTACATAGTTCCAAGTAGCACGTGCTGCCTGAGAGTCAATGACAGTCCAGGATGCTGCAGCAATTGGATCAGCGAGCCACTTGTATCGGTTCCCCTGGGTTCCTGGAACAAAGGCTAACCAGGGAGCCACCTTAAACAGATCGAGCTGATGCTGACCCGACATAGACAATCCAACACGAGTGTTGTATGTCACAGCAGACATGGGGCGGTATCCAAAGACCATAGCCTCTGTTAGGATAGCCGCCTTCACAGTCTTATCTGCTGCGGTTGAGGCATTACCATTCACCATACCGTCAGTCTGGATCCAAGGGAACTGCTTCAGAACCTTAGTCTCTCCGCCAAGACCCCGCATCATGTTGCCGAACTGATCCCAGGTCTCATCCTGACCCCAGACGTGGAACCCGCAACCGAAGTATCCAGCTGAGTTATCCCTCGTCGAGTACATCACATCATGACGAGCTCCAGCAGGACAGACTAGAACGGCGTGAGTACCAAGCACACCATACAGGTAGTTGAAGTGAGCCAGGTACCACTTGTTCCCAGAGACATCAGTCCAGTAGTCACCGATCTGAGGAAGTGATCCGTCGTAGTTGGTACTACCACCAGACTTGAGGTAGTTCATGTCTCGCTGAGACATCATGGTTCCACGAGGTAACATCCGAGGAGCGAACATACCCGGAGCACCCTGAGGACCCGCAGGACCACCAGGGCCAGCTGGACCGATCGGACCACGGTCGCCGGGGTTACCTTTTAGGCCCTGAGTTCCCTGGAATCCTTGAGGACCGCGTTCACCCTGAGCACCCTTTGGGCCTTCTGGGCCTCGAGGGCCCTGAGCTCCGATTCCACCGGTTGGACCGGGAAGACCCCGTGGGCCTTCTGGGCCAGCAGGACCAATAGGGCCACGTTCACCAGCAGGTCCTTTGGGTCCAGGAGGACCAGCGGGACCGGGATCACCCTTTTGACCCTTTCCTCCACCGAGTTTCTCGAGTGCGAGAACCTTGAGGTAGAGATCAAGGGTACTGTTGATCCATGGCTTGACCAGGGCTCGAAGATGTAGACCCGGAGGGTTCTGGTATGGGTTACCTACAGGCTCCCACTGTCCACCGCGGTTTGGATCCTCAACGAGAACGCCGTCTGTGATGTACAGATGAGCAATTCCAAGCTTATCTGCCTTCTCGAACACCTGAGGATAATTGTCCTCAGTGACTCCATGAACTACTGCCCACCACTTGGTGGAGGGCATATTAGCCATGTGAGCAGGAAGGATCGGATTTCCAGGGTCATCTTGCAACCATTTTGACGCGCTCTGTTCGAACATCATACACACGTCGAAATCGAGCGTGCACATGTCTTGAGAGATATTAGATCCGGAGTTAATCGCGATGAAGAACGTCGGACCATACGTCTTTCGAATGGTGTCAATCAGATCTTTGTACCAGGCGACCCGACCAGCCTGAGCACCCCAGCCGTTAATGACCTCATCGAGGAATACACCTTGGCACAAATCTCCGTAATGCGTCTTGGCGAACCCAATCTGCTTGAGAATGTACTCCTTAGAGTACTTATCTGGGTTTGGAACGCCAGCTCGACCAGGATCGTCATGTCCAAGAATCGCAGCGCCATACTGAGTCTTCACATAGAAGATTGCTCGCTTAGCACCAGCCGAAAGAGCCCGCTCTGCCTGGACCTTGAAGTCGTTGTCGAATGACTCCCAGTCTCCCGAGTTACGGTTTAGGATGACAATACCAAGGGTTCCGCCCATCGACAGAGTCTCAGCCCACTTAGATGTCTTACCAGGCTGACCAGCGTTGTAGTAATCAGGCCAGTAGTATGTCACTGGTGAGTAGTACTTCTTACCCTTCTCGAAGGGAAGTCGACCACGAGCCTCAGTGTCGATACGCTTGTTTACGGTATCGATCTTACCGTCGAGCTCGGTGTCCCGAGTCTTAAGTTTTCCAAGCTCGGAGTTCATCGTCGCGTGCTCAGCATCGGCTTCCGACTTGGACTCGAACTTAGTAGCAGCTTGGAGAGCATTTACGTAAGTTCCAGCGGCCTCTACCTTAGTAAGGTAGTTGGAAAGCTGCGGACTAATCGCGTCTTTTCCAGGAGCTCCAGCAGGACCACGCTCGCCAGCAGGCCCAGTGGGTCCAGGAGGTCCCTGAGGACCAGGATCACCCTTTGGGCCGGGAAGACCCTGCTTACCCTGAACTCCGGCAGTACCCTGGAGACCTTGAGGTCCGCGAGGACCTTCTGGTCCAGGGGGTCCTTGTGGGCCCGGATCACCCTTAGGTCCTGGAACTGGAGTGGCTCCACCAGCCCCGCCTCCACCAGGAGGTCCAGGGGGTCCCTGTGGACCTGGATCACCCTTAGGTCCTGGATCACCCTTAGGTCCTGGATCACCCTTCAATCCCTGAGGTCCAGTCTGACCGGCTGGTCCCTGAATACCCTGTAGACCTCGGGGGCCGGCAGGACCAGCAGGACCAATAGGTCCTCGTTCTCCAGCTGGTCCAGTCTCTCCAGTAGGACCAGTAGGACCTTCAGGCCCAGCGGGGCCAGTAGCTCCCTGGGGACCAATGAGCCCATTCTCTCCGTCTCTTCCAGGAGGACCAGGAGGACCTTGAATTCCTCGCTGTCCTGGAGGACCAGGAACACCCTGAGGGCCACTAGAGCCCCGATCTCCGTCGTCGCCCTTAGGTCCTGGATCGCCCTTAGGTCCTGGAGGACCGACTGGACCTCGCTCACCCTTGGGTCCGGGGAGACCAGCTCCACCGCCGCCCCCTCCGTACTGAGGAACATAAGGAGGAACATCGGACTCATTGATAGCGTCAATAGTAGCACCTTGTGCAAGGTTAAGGTGCTTCACCAGCTTATAGCCTGGCGACTTGATAATTACGGTGTGTGTCCAGGATCCGGCGGGGGAGACACCGTCACCTGGAGCTAGCACATCGAGATGGACGGCACCGCTCACATCGGTAACTGCCATAACGTCCCGCATCAGGACGCTGGCCCCCTCGATAGTGGCGACTGCCCCCGAAACATCCGGGATTACTGCGACGTATCCCCGTCGATTCTCTCCACCGGGGACCTGAGCAGTTATGGTGCAATAAGGTGCTGCCATTTTGACTCCTTAGGGCTGTTCCGCCCGAGCAAGAAGACTGTTGATTGCTGCGTTGGTCTCTGATCCGTAGATCCCATCGACCTCGACGCCTACTGCGGCCTGGACCTTCTCGACTGTAGCGTCGTGGCAAGCCTCAGACTCATCGCCCCAGACATCGTCCACAGTTGCGCCGACAACAGCCTGGGTGAAGCCCACACCATACGGGAAGTTGACGCCACCCCACGCCGAGGCCGAAGCGACGGCAAGGACGTGAGAGCGAGTCTCCTCTCCGCAGACATTGTCAGGTGTAGCGCGGACAGCGGACTGGAGCGCAGTGATGTTAGCGAACCCGCTAGAAGAAGCTTCGGTCGCACTTCCGCCTCCAGAGTAAGCCGGGCGGATCACGTAGGCGATTCCATAGGAACGCTGACGGCGCCAGACACCGTTACCAGCGGACTGAGAACCATCGCTACCGGAAGAGGTATTGCCCTCGATGGTCTGAAGGACTCCGCCGCCGAGATTCTTCTCAACGATACCGACGTGGTCAGTACCACCGCCGTCCCAGTTGAAGATTACGACATCGCCACGCTGGGCATCGTAAACTGAAACGAAATAAGCGTCGGGGTGCTGTCGAACCTTGTTGACTGTGTAGTCGGTGTTGAAAGAGAACCCGCCGATAGCGTCGATCTCTCCGACCTCGTCGAGACACATGCTGACGAAAAGCATGCACCACCACACAGAATCGGACGGTCCAGCAAGCCACTGCTGACCAGTTCGGGCGGCCCAATAGCGTCCAGCCTCGGATCCCGGCTCAGGATCGTCTGGAGCGTAGTACCCGATTCGCATTGCGGCTCGGGAAAGGACGTTGTCAACAATTGCATCTCGACTCACTGCAGCACCACCGTGTCCTGAGGGACATCAATCATGAGATCCTCAAGGGGATCGGTTCCAATGTGCTCCTGAGGAGCAAAGGCCTCGTCGGGGAACTCCTCCGCGACGGGCTCAGCTTCGTGCTCTCCCATATCATCCTCTCGATCCAAGGGCCTTTCTTCGGGCCCTATTCAAATCCCGGTTCCGAGACATGATCTCAGACTGGGACATCTTCTTCGAGGGTTCACTCTTCTCGTTGCAGACCTTGATCAGCGTCAGTAGCCGATTAAGATGCCACGTCTCACAAGTGAACGGTATCTGGCAGGCGATCATCCAGTAGTAAATCAACTCGGATGATACGAATTCACCAGATCCTCGGGCATTGGGCCTGTCCTTTACAATGGTAGCTGTCATCGTATCGGCGATGTAGTCATTGACACGAGACAGCTCGTGGGAGGGAATCCTCTGGAGCAGGGACTTATCATAAACAGGATCCTGAACCATACACTCAACATACATCAGAAGTTCCTCTTCTGTGACGTCTTCATTGCCGATCAGGTGTTTATGAGTAATTGACTCCCATTTTGACAGGGATAGAAGGTTGTGCTCCAGATGAAGTTTCCCTCCAGGCCAGGAGACGAAGGTCTCGGTCTCCTCGTCGAATGCATCGACGTCCGGGATAGAAACTATAAGCATTGCAGGCACCGAGGGCCCAGGAGTCTAGGTCTCTGAGCCCCCGGTGTAGTCATCAGCCT